GCAACATTTATTGGAAAGGTAAGAAGTACTCAAAGAATAATCCTAAGATAGCTATGGCAAGTCCTGCTAATTCTCCTTGGGAGAAAGAGGCTTATAAAAAATCTAAGACTAAATATAAAGATACAAAATACAATGTCTAAAAAATTTAAAGATACAAAGCTTGGTATTTTCTTAGGTAATACAGCACCGCACATATTGGAAGTTGCAGGAGACTTGTTACCAAATGCAGGTGTACTAGGAATAGTTAAGAACCTAATTGAAAAAGACGATAAGATTAAACCTGAGGACCGGATGGAAGCGCTAGCCCAAACAAAAGAAATGTATGAGCTAGAAATAAAAGATAGGGACTCGGCTAGGAATAGAGAGATAGAAGTTAAGAAGACTGGTAATAAGGATATTATGATGACTTTTACCGGGATTGTTGGCCTTCTGTCATTTATGTTTATTATATATGCTGTTGTTTATGAGGAGGGTGTTTTGCATAATGATCTATTTGTACATCTGATGGGTATGGTGGAAGGCGTAGTAATTTCAAACATATTTGCCTATTACTATGGTAGTAGTGCAGAAAAGTAAAGAAAAGCAAGTAATAATAAGAAGTAACTAATACAATTAAATTTAATATAATGAGAATAACAGATGAAGAGCTAGAGCTCATCAGAGGGCAACAAACAAAAATTGCTCAGATTAAGCAAGACATCGGGACACTAGAGCTTAGGAAACACGAAGTAATGGGCGTTATGCTTGATGTAAATCAAGAAGTCGAAGAAACAAAAACCAAACTTGAAGAAAAGTATGGTCGTGTAAACATTAACCTTGACGATGGCAGTTATACTGCTGTTGAGGAAGAAGAATCTAAGTAATGAGTAGTGTTATAAGAAAAATCAGTATAGGATCTGATTATAAAAATGATGCGATGCACTACTCCGTTGGACAGCAGGTGTATGGTGGTCATGAAATATCTGATATTCTCTTTGATGAGAAAGATAGCTCTTATAACATATACATAAAGAAAAGTGATGAGATCTTGCCTTGGAAAAAGTTCAATAGTAATATGGCTATTTCAGTCGAATACGACTTACAGTATTAATGAAAAGTATCCACGATTTTATCGTAAAACCCATTGAGGGTCGATACAACAATACTGTCAAGGTTAATGAGATTGATTTAATAGTTAATACTAGGATAGAGGAGTACAAGAATGTAAGTAATGTTGCTGAAGTTGTTGCCTTGCCATTAGCTATAGATACCGATATAAAAATTGGGGATAAAGTTATTTTACACCACAATGTATTTAGGAGGTTTTATGATATTAGAGGGAACGAAAAAAACAGTAGGAGTTTTATTAAAGAAAATATGTATGCTTGTTCACCTGAGCAAATATATATGTACGGAGCAAATAAGGCTCATCTGGATTATTGTTTTGTAAAACCTTTAGTAAGCCATGACATTTTCTCTTTAGATAGAGAGAAGCCTCTTGTAGGATTGTTAAAGCACGGAAACAAAGGTCTTGAGGAAATGGGTATAAACGAAGAGGATTTAGTATCCTTCAGGCCAACGTCAGAATTTGAGTTTATCATTGATGGCGAACTATTATATTGTATGAAATTAATTAACATTGTTGCGAAACATGGACGTAAAGGAAACGAAGAGGAATATAATCCAAGCTGGGCAAAGAGCAGTTGAGGAATTAATAAAGGTTGCTAAAGAGGCCATTGTTGATTCAGACGATGACTTAACAGCGGACAAATTAAAGAATGCTGCAGCAACTAAAAAGCTAGCAATATTTGACGCCTTTGAAATTCTAAATAGGATTGAGCAGGAGGAAGAGATGTTAGAGGATAAGCCTAAAGACGACACTAAGAAGAAGAGTGAGTTTAAAGGGTTCGCAGAAGGTAGAGCTAAATTCAGTTAATATGTACGAACAGACACTATATAAAGTACTGGACAACTACATAAAGGCATCTACAATAAAAAAGAAGAACAGGCACAAGTCCTGGAAGTACGGTTATGATGCAGATCATGACATGGTCATTATAAGTAAAACTGGTAAGATAGGAGAGATTTACGAAATACAAAATCTCAAGATAGCTTTACCTGCTGAATTTGAAATTCAAAACTTTAAAGGCCAGCGATGGGTTAACACAGAATACCCTAAGGAATTAAGTAGAATAAAAACAATATTTGATTGGAAGGACTATCCTGAAGATTTTAAAGAAGAATGGTACGATTACATTGAAAAAGAATTTGAAAGAAGGGAACAAGGATTTTGGTTTAATAATAAGGGTAACCCTACTTACATTACTGGCACTCATTATATGTACTTGCAATGGTCAAAGATTGATGTTGGTCCACCAGACTTTAGAGAAGCAAACAGATTGTTTTATATATTCTGGGAAGCCTGCAAAGCAGATTATAGATGTTTTGGAATGGACTACCTTAAAAACAGACGGAGTGGATTTTCGTTCATGTCATCTGGAGAAATTGTCAACCTCGCAACTATGTCTACCGACTCTAGATACGGCATACTTTCAAAGTCAGGGCCTGATGCAAAAAAAATGTTTACCGACAAGGTTGTACCAATATCAGTCAATTATCCGTTCTTCTTCAAACCCATCCAAGATGGTATGGATAGACCGAAAACAGAATTGGCATATAGAGTCCCTGCTTCAAAACTTACAAGGAGGAAACTTGACGCTAATGAGAACCCAGAGGATCTCAAAGGATTGGATACTACGATTGACTGGAAAAATACAGGTGACAACTCCTATGATGGAGAAAAACTAAAGTTACTTGTACACGACGAATCTGGTAAGTGGGAGAAACCTAACAACATACTTAATAACTGGAGGGTAACAAAAACTTGTCTTAGGTTAGGTAGTAGAGTTATTGGAAAGTGTATGATGGGTTCAACATCAAATGCTTTGGATAAAGGAGGAGATAATTTTAAAAAGTTATATTATGCATCAGACGTCACAAAGAGAAACAGCAATGGACAGACTGCTTCAGGACTATATTCTTTGTTCATACCTATGGAATGGAACTACGAGGGATACATTGATTCTTATGGACTACCTGTATTTGATACACCCAAAGAACCAATAGAAGACCAGTACGGAACTCCGATAACAACAGGTGTAATAGATTACTGGAACAATGAAGTCGCAGGTTTAAAAGAGGATCAAGATGGATTAAATGAATTTTATAGACAGTTTCCTAGAACAGAACAACATGCATTTAGGGATGAAGCAAAAGAATCTTTATTTAATCTAACAAAAATATACCAGCAGATAGATCACAATGAGTCTATGGCTGCAAGCACATTAGTTACAAGAGGTAATTTTCATTGGGAGAATGGTGTTAAAGATACAAAGGTTTCTTTTATGCCAAACAAAGACGGAAGATTTTACATAAGTTGGATACCTCCTGTAAGTATGCAAAATAGGATTATAAATAAAAACGGAACGAATTACCCAGGCAATGAACATATTGGTGCATTTGGTTGTGATAGTTACGATATATCTGGGACAGTTGATAGCAGAGGTTCTAACGGAGCGTTGCACGGGTTAACTAAGTTTAGTATGGAAGAGGCTCCAAGTAATCATTTCTTTTTAGAATACATTGCAAGACCTCAGACAGCTGAAATATTTTTTGAAGACGTATTAATGGCTTGCGTATTTTATGGTATGCCAATATTAGCAGAAAATAACAAACCAAGGTTATTGTATCACTTTAAGAACAGAGGGTATAGAGGTTACTCAATGAATAGACCGGATAAAGCATATAATAAGTTGTCTGTTACCGAAAGAGAGATAGGTGGTATACCTAACTCAAGTCAAGACATTATACAGGCACATGCTGCTGCAATAGAAACATATATTGAGGAACTTGTTGGAATTTTAGGTGATGATGAAATGGGGGATGTTTACTTTCAAAGAACCCTAGAAGATTGGGCAAGATTTAATATAAATAATAGAACGAAACACGATGCTTCTATAAGTTCTGGACTTGCCATTATGGCTTGCAATAGAAATAGATACGCACCGATAAACAGAGTAGTAAGGAAAAATATAAATCTAGGGTTTAAGAGATACGACAACTCTGGAAGTTATTCAAAAATAATAAATTAAATGAACGTAGGCGCAAACCCAAACAGTGTATTTCCTAGCCAAGTAGTTAGTGACGCAGAAAAATCAAGCTACGAGTATGGCGTTCAGGTTGGTAGAGCTATAGAGCAGGAATGGTTTAGACAAGGAGGCAACGGAAATAGGTTTGCAACAAATACAAGCAAGTACCACTCATTAAGATTATACGCTAGAGGCGAGCAACCCGTACAGAAGTATAAAGATGAGTTAGCTATTAACGGTGACTTATCTTACTTAAACTTAGACTGGAAACCAGTACCTGTGATTTCTAAATTTGTAGATATTGTAGCAAACGGTATCAATGAGAAAGGCTATCAAATAAAGGCATATGCACAAGACCCTGAGTCTTTAAAGAAAAGAACAGACTACGCACAAGCAATTTTACAAGATATGTATGCTAGGCAAGAGCTTGAGCAAATACAAGCCGCTGTTGGTATTAATGCATTCAATACACAAGATCCTCAAACACTTCCTCAAACTAAAGAAGAGCTTTCAGTACACATGCAGCTTGATTACAAGCAGGCTATTGAAATTGCTGAAGAAGAGGTTATAAATCACGTTTTAGCTTCTAATAAATTTGACGAAGTTAAAAAAAGATACAATTACGATTTAACTGTATTGGGAATTGGTGCTGTAAAAACTACATGGAACAAGGCTAATGGCGTTGTTACTGAGTATTGCGATCCGGCTAGAATGGTTTACTCTTACACAGATGATCCAAACTTTGAAGACATATATTATGTAGGAGAAGTTAGATCTGTAACAATACCAGAATTAAAGAAACAATTCCCTAATATCCCAGCTGATGAACTAAAGAGGATTGAGGACATGCCAGGTAATAGAGAAATGATTACCGGGTGGCAGGGGTATGATAACAATACAGTACAAATATTATACTTTGAGTATAAGACATACAACAACCAAGTATTTAAAATAAAGCAAGGCGTTAATGGCTTAGAAAAAGTTATACAAAAGTCAGATGACTTTAACCCACCTGAAAATGATACATTTAAAAAAGTATCTAGAACAATAGAGGTATTATATAGTGGCGCTAAAGTATTAGGCAACAATCAAATGCTTGAGTGGAAGTTAGCGGAAAATATGACGAGACCTTTTGCTGACACAACTAAGGTTGATATGAATTACGTTATTTGTGCACCAAGGATGTACAATGGAAGGATTGATTCATTAGTTAGCCGCATAACAGGGTTTGCTGATATGATTCAGTTAACACATCTTAAGCTACAACAAGTAATGGCAAGGATGGTTCCTGATGGAGTATTCCTAGATGTAGATGGATTAGCTGAAGTTGACTTAGGTAATGGAACAAGTTATAACGCAGCTGAAGCACTAAATATGTACTTTCAGACTGGTAGTGTTTTAGGTAGGTCAACTACACAAGATGGAGACATGAATAGAGCTAAGGTTCCAATTCAAGAACTCCAAACTTCTAGTGGTGGTGCTAAGATACAGTCATTGATTCAAACGTATCAGTACTACTTACAAATGATAAGAGACGTTACAGGATTGAATGAGGCAAGAGATGGTTCTGCTCCATCTAAGGATGCACTCGTAGGACTTCAAAAGATGGCCGCTAATCAATCCAATGTAGCAACTAGACACATACTACAAGCGAGCTGCTATTTAGCTCTTAGAACGTGCGAAAACGTCTCTAGAAGAGTAGCAGATTCTTTAGAGTTCGCTTTGACGGCTAATTCATTGCAGAACAGTATTTCTAAGTTCAATTCGGCTACTCTATCTGAAATATCTAAACTTAATATGCATGACTTTGGCATATTCCTTGAGTTAGAACCTGACGATGAAGAGAAGGCACAGCTAGAGCAAAATATCCAAGTTGCATTACAATCTGGAGGAATAGATTTAGAGGACGCTATAGATTTAAGGCAGGTTAACAATTTGCAGTTAGCAAACGAAATGCTAAAAGATAAAAGAAAGAAAAAGCAACAAGCTATGCAAGCGGCTCAGCAAGCTAACATACAGGCACAAGCTCAAGCAAATGCTGAACTAGCAGAGAAAGCAGCAATGTCTGAAGTACAAAAGCAACAAGCATTAACGGCAGAAAAAGTAGCTATTGAGCAAGCTAAGTCTCAGTTTGAGATACAAAGGATGCAAACAGAAGCTCAAATAAAGAGAGAGCTTATGGCTGAAGAATTTAATTTTAACATGCAGTTAGCACAAGCTAGAATTAAAGCAGAGTCTCAAAGAGACAACGATATTGAAGACCGAAAGGACAAGAGAACAAAAATCGCTGGAACTCAACAATCAGAAATGATTGACCAAAGACAAAACAATTTATTACCAAAGAACTTTGAAAGTTCTGGGAATGATGTAATTGGTGGGGGTTTTGGTTTAAATCAATTTGATCCAAAGTAAATAGAATTTTTTTTTAATTTATATTATATTATATTATGTCAGAAGAAGCAGTACAACAAGAGGGTGACTTCAAAATAAAAAAGAAGCCATCAATGAAAAAATTAGTTAAAGAACCTGAGATCGTTAAAGTAGATTTTTCTGCAAGTAAGAAAAATGTAGAGCCTGAGGTAACAAGAGTAGAAATAAAGTCAAGCGATGCCAATAAAGAGCAAGAAGCAACAACAGTGGCTGCAGATAAACCAGCCGAAATTGTACGAGAAGTGGAAACAGAAGTACCACCAAGGCAAAGCCCCATTCAAGATGAAGGGTTTTCTGGGATTGAAGAAGTAATAGAAGACGAAGTAAGAGAGGTAACGCAAGAAATTAAAGAAGCTATTAGAGATGAAAGAGTTTCTGGTAAGCCACTTCCTGAAAACGTTGAAAAACTTGTAGTTTTTATGGAGGAAACAGGTGGGAATGTTGAAGACTACGTTAGATTAAATTCAGATTACAGCACGGTAGATAACAATACTTTGTTAAAAGAATACTACAAAAAAAGCAAACCACATCTTGATGATGAGGAAATAAATTTCCTTTTAGAAGATAACTTTTCGTATGACGAAGACTTAGATGAAGAAAGAGATATACGCAAACGAAAGCTTGCGTTTAAAGAAGAGGTTTCAAAAGCCAAAAACTTTTTAGAAGACTTGAAGGGTAAATATTACGATGAGATTAAGTTAAGACCAGGCGTAACCCAAGAGCAGAAGAAAGCAATGGATTTTTTTAACCGATATAATGAAGAGCAGAGCTTAAATGCAGAAAAGCATGACAGGTTTAAAAAGGCTACATCTGATTTGTTCAACAACGACTTCAAAGGTTTTGATTTTAACGTTGGTGAAAAAAAGTTCAGGTATGGTGTTAATAATCCAACTAGTCTTGCTGAACAACAATCTGATGTCTCCAATATACTTGGAAAGTTTCTAGGAAAAAACGGGGAGGTAACAGATCACAAAGAGTATCACAAAGCTATGTATGCAGCTTCAAATGTAGACAAGATTGCAAGCCATTTCTATGAACAAGGTAAAGCAGATGCTGTTAAGGATGTCATAAATAGTTCAAAGAACATTTCAGACAGTCCAAGGCAGACAGCAAGCGATAGTGTTTTTATTAATGGTCTTAAAGTCAAAGCTATAAGTGGGGCTGATTCTACAAAATTAAAAATTAAAAACACAAAATTTAACAATTAAAAAAACAAAACAAAATGGGAAAATTTGGAACAGGCGATCCGCTAGGAGATTTTAGCATCACGCCAATGCCATCAAAAATGGCAGCCGATCAAAATTATTTAGATTTCACTGGAGCTGCAGGAAAAAACTTTTCACAGCAATACTTGCCAGAGCTTTACGAAGCTGAAGTAGAGCGATACGGAAACAGAACTTTATCTGGATTCTTACGTATGGTTGGTGCTGAGATGCCAATGACATCTGATCAAGTTGTATGGTCTGAGCAAGAGAGATTGCATATCGGATATGAAAGCTCTGCTGCTGGAACAGTTACTGTATCTAATGCTGCATCGGCAACTTCAACTATTACTTTTGCTGGAACTGCTTTAGATTCTAATGGAGAAACTGCAATCAGAGTTGGAAATACAATTGTTGTAACTAACCCTGCAACAAACGTTACGCTTAAGTGCTACGTTGTTACTGCTTCTGGAAATACAATTACAGTTAAATCTTACACGACAGTTAACTTGTCTACTATTTTAACACTTCCAGGAGACACTACTGCTACTGTAAACTTATTCGTTTATGGTTCTGAGTTTGCTAAAGGTACTCTTGGAATGGTAGGTTCTTTAGATGCTCAATTCAAGCAATTTGATAACAAGCCTATTATCATCAAGGACAACTATGA